TCAGCATCCAAATCGGCAGACGCAGCAGCAAATAGGCATTCGAACGATCCCTTCGCAAAACTGACGAGACGAATATTCGTTTTGTCTATGGTTGCAATGGGTGCTTGGGCAATGCTTGCGGGACTTGCTGGTCTTGATGTTGTAGTTCCCGTTCAAACTCAAGTTGGTGGCTCATACTTTTTTGGGATATTTGACACGTCTAAGACTGTAACGGAATACTTACGATTTGACAATGCAGTGGTCCATTTTGAGTGGCTGAAGATTAGTATTTTAGCAGCTGGATCATTTTATTTGGGCAAATCATAGAAACTAAATAGTTTCAATAGAAATTAAAAACCGCTGGGACTAATATGGCAACTCCTAAAACTCGTATAGAATTTAAAAAATATTGTCTCCGAGAACTTGGTGCACCAGTTATCGAGATTAATGTAGACGAAGATCAAGTTGATGATCGTATCGATGACGCACTAGAATATTATAGAGACTTCCATTATGATGGAATGGAACACGATTATTATAAAATATTAGTCACGTCTGATGATATTGATAATAAGTATATCACTCTTCCTGATACAATTAACGGAGTTGTCGGGATATTGCCGATTGGGTCTAGTATAGCTTCAGGGAATATGTTCAATCTAAAATATCAGATGGCAATATCTGATATACATAATTGGTCAAATGGGTCTTTTGCTAATTACACCATGTCTATGGAGCGTATAGCATTGATGCAGGAACTTTTTGTCGGGAAACAGTTAGTTCGGTACAATCGCCATACTAATCGATTGTATATTGATATGGATTGGAAAACCAATGTTTCTGCCGATCAATATGTTATAATAGAATGCTATAAAACGGTTGATCCTTCCGCATATGCTGATGTTTGGGGAGATCGTTGGTTACGAAAATATGCAACACAACTGATTAAACGCCAGTGGGGAACTAATATGAAGAAGTTCACCGGAATGCAACTTCCAGGAGGAGTTCAATTTAATGGCGAACAAATCTATCAAGAAGCGGAAGAAGAAATAAAACGTCTTGAAGAAGAAATGGTGAATACTTACAGTCTTCCTACATATGATTTGATGGGGTAATATTATGCCAACTGTAAATCATTATTTTAATAACTACACGAACTCAATGGAGCAACGGCTTATTGAGGATTTAGTTGCTGAATCAATTCAAATATATGGGGTCGAATGTTTCTATATCCCGAGAACTTTAGTTAACGAAGATTTGCTGTTCACTGAAGACGCATTATCAAAATTCGATAACGCATATCAATTAGAAATGTATGTGAAAAACGTAGACGGATTTGAGGGTGATGGGAAATTTCTTTCTAAATTCGGCTTAGAAATTAGAGACGAAATGACTCTAACTGTTTCTCAACGACGTTTCTCAGAAGAAGTTTTAGAATCTACAGATAATACTAATGAGCCGATAGAAGGAGATATAATATATTTTCCTTTGAATAAGAAAATGTTTGAAGTTAAATTTGTGGATCATGAATCAATTTTTTATCAAATGGGTTCTATTCAAACTTATGATTTACGATGCGAAATGTTTGAGTATAGTCATCAAAAAATTGACACTGGTATTCCTGCCATTGATAAAATTGAAGAAGATTATTCTGGCGATAAAAACTTCTATAATCTAAAAGACGAATTGGGATATGATCTTACTATGGAAAATGGGGCAGCCATTGTTTTAGAGGAATATAAAATCGAAAATACTGATTCCTCTGCGATTAATGAATTTCTTACAAAACAGACAACTAACCCAACAACAAATTTTGTCGATTGGTCTGAGTCTAATCCTTTTGGGGACTTATAATGGTTCCATATTTTTATAACGGTACAATTCGAAAATTTATCATTTTATTTGGTAGAATGTTTAATGATATTGATGTTATTCGGTCGAGCGAAACCTTAAATCAGAATATCAGGGTTCCTATAGCATATGGTCCAAAGGAACATTGGTTAGCACGTCTTAGACAAGATCCAGTTGACACACGTTCAGTTGCGGTTCAACTTCCTAGATTATCGTTTGAACTCACTGGAATGGAAGCAGACCAAACTCGCACCTTAAATAAGATGCATAAAATGACTGCAGTGAATAGCGATGCCAAGAAATTGACTAGCCAATATACTCCCGTTCCTTATAATTTTAATATGTCCCTTTATGGTATGTTTTCAAATAATGAGGATGCTGTACAAGTTGTAGAACAAATTATTCCTTTCTTTAGACCAGAATGGACGGCAAGCGTTAAACTGATAGATGAACTTGATGAATATTTTGATGTTCCTACTATTATGAATGATATGTCGATTGAGGATTCTTATGAAGCCGATTTTTCTTCACGTCGTGCTATAATCTACACATTCAATTTTACTATGAAAGGGTATTTGTGGGGTCCAATTCGAAATCGTGGCGTCATTAACAGGACAGTCGTTGATATGGTGGCTCAAGATACTGCTAATCCTATAACAACCGAAGTCGGACCGCATAAAAAAATTGTATTGACTCCTGGACAGTATGCTAATGGGTATCCGACAACAAACCCATCTGAATCTGTAGCATACGATACAATTTCAGCCAATAGCACTTGGGATTATGCATTCGACAATTATGATTATTTTGATGGAAAGAATAGGCATGAACATTAATGAAAAACCTACACGAAAATATGAATGGTATATTAGGAATTGAGGGCGAATTAATTCAGCCTGAAAGTAGACCTGTAATAATTCCTAAGTCGAATGGGCAAGAAAAAGATATACAAAATGATTATGAATATGCTAGAGGGAACTTATATGGAATTATTGAACAAGGGTCGGATGCATTAAATTCTTTACTGCAATTGGCAAAGGCGAGCGAGCATCCTCGTGCCTTTGAAGTCGTATCGCAACTCACCAAAACATTAGTTGATGCAAATAAAGACCTTATATCAATACAAAAACAAGTCAGAGAAATAAAAAAAGACGATGGGGTTAATGATGAAGTGACGAATAATAATTTATTTGTAGGTTCTACTGCAGATCTATTAAAAATGATGAAAGATTATAATGGAAAATAAAGATAAAGGTTATCTTGGAAATATAAACCTCAAACGAGCAAGGGTTAATGTTGATTGGGGTGAAGAAAGGCTTAAAGAATACCTTTCATGTATCAATGATCCGGCATACTTTGCAGAAAAATACATCAATATAGTTCATGTTGATCGTGGATTAATACCTATTGAGCTGTATGATTATCAAAAAGAAATTATCGAAAAAATAACAAACAATCGTCGTGTGACGGTTGTAACTTCTAGGCAAGCTGGGAAAACTACAACAGCTGTAGCAACTATATTACATTATATATTATTCAACGATTATAAAACGGTAGCACTTCTTGCCAATAAAGGTGATGCTGCTAGAGAAATTTTAGATAGAATTAAAATTGCTTACGAAGCACTCCCTAAATGGATTCAACAAGGCGTCATTGAATGGAATAAAGGTTCTGTTGAATTTGAAAATGGGTGTAAAATTATTGCTGCGGCAACATCTTCTTCTGGTATTCGCGGAAAATCGGTTTCTTTTTTATATATTGATGAAGCGGCATTTGTAGAGAATTGGGATGAATTTTTTGCTTCAGTATTCCCGACAATATCTTCAGGAAAAACTACTAAAATTCTATTAACTTCAACTCCCAATGGGTTGAACCATTTCTATAAAACATGCCACGGTGCTATTGAAAATACCAACGGATATCAATATATTGAAGTTGAATGGCAAAGGGTTCCTGGTCGCGATGAAGAATGGAAACGGGATACTCTTGCATCAATGGATTTCGACTTACAGAAATTCGCTCAAGAATTTGAATGCCAATTTCTTGGGTCATCAGGAACATTGATTGATGGCAGTAAATTGAAAAATTTAGTTCCTAAAAATCCAATCCATGAAGCTAATGGCGTTTCAATTTATGAGGAGCCAATTCAAGGGAACACGTATTTCGCTATCGTTGATGTATCTAGAGGAAAGGGTTTAGACTATTCAGCAATGCATATCATAGACGCTACAAAAATGCCATATAAGCAAGTATGTACGTTCAGGGATAATATGATAGTTCCGATAGAATACACCGAAATTATACATATATTATCCAAAAAGTATAATGATGCCCAAGTGTTGACCGAAATTAATGATATTGGGGGGCAAATCCCCGAGTTATTGCTTCACGAATACGAATACGAGAACATTCTATATACGGAAACCGCAGGAAGAGCAGGAAGAAGAATATCTAGCGGATTTGGATCAAAGAAAGCCGATAAAGGTGTTCGGACAACTAAACAAGTGAAGTCTGTCGGTTGTTCAGTATTAAAATTGCTAATAGAGCAAGATCAATTGATAGTTAATGATTTTAATACTATTAGCGAATTGTCGACATTTTCTAGAAAGGGCGTATCATATGAAGCCGAATCCGGAAGCCATGACGATTTGGTGATGGGGTTAGTGTTATTTGCTTGGTTATCTGACCAACAATATTTTAAGCATTTGACTGATATTAGTACACTTCAACACCTAAGAGATAGGACAAGAAAGGAATTAGAAGACGATTTACTTCCTTTTGGTTTTATTAATGATGGTTCGGACGATTGGGATTCCTCTCCAGGACAACCCGAAGAATGGGGCGGAGACCACGATTTTTCTAATGGGGAAATAGTTCCTAACCGATTTCAATAATAAGGTTTTTATAAATAAGTTTTAATTGAAATAACGATTTGACCTTTACATAAAAGGAGATAAAAAGATGCCTTTCCAAGTATCACCAGGAGTAAATGTTAGTGAGATCGATCTCACGACAGTTGTCCCTGCAGTTAGCACCACCGAAGGAGCAATTGCAATACAATCATCATGGGGACCAGTTGATCAACGTGTCCTTGTTGATAGCGAAGATCGATTGGTCAACATTTACCATAAACCAAACTCAAATACTGCAACTGATTTTTTTACTGCAGCAAACTTTCTTTCTTACGGGAACGCTTTATATGTAAACAGATCTGTTGGTTCTACTGCAAATAATGCGACATCTGGCAACACCGCAGTTCTCGTTAAGAATGAAGATCACTATAATGAATCATACGCTACAGACTCTGCGCATGGCAAATGGGTTGCTAAATATCCAGGAAAACTTGGAAACAGTTTAAAAGTTTCTGCGTGCCTTACACCATATGCGTTCGAACATCGATTTGGCGAAGAACTTACATACAAACCCGAATATGGGAATAATATTGTAGCTTTAGGGGGCGACCCAAACAGAACAAATAACCCAACTGTCCTAGCTAATGCAGAAGTGCATTTTGCTGCAGGAGATATTGTTTTTCTTGGGGAGAACGAAGACCCATATGAAGTTAAATCAGCTTCAGGTAATACTGTAACTTTAACTTCAGACTATTCTGGTGCTGGTGGATGGGATTCCAATCTACTACGCCAATGGAAATATTCAGGTGTATTTACCAATTCGCCAGAAACTACATCATATGCTGAAACTCATGGCGCAACAGGCGATGCTGTGAATATTGCGGTCATCGATGAGGACGGAGCATTTACAGGGCAACCTGGAACAGTTCTTGAAGCCTATGAAATGCTATCATTAGCTGCTGATGGTAAAACAGAACAAGGTGCAGGAAATTACTATAAAGAAGTTATCAACCAACAATCGCCTTATATTTGGTATGCGAATAAACTTACTGCAAATTCTGGGCAATTAGCTTCAAGCGGAGCAACATTTACGAAAAAGAATACAATCGGCGACATTGTCATTGATGATAATAGTATGACTGGTGGAATTGATGGATCTAACGTTACTCCAGCGCAAAAAGTTAAATCATACGATATTTTTAAGTCCGCTGAAGATGTAGACATTTCATTTCTATTGGGTTCTGCTGCTGATAAAACTTTAGCAAAGCATTTAATCACTAATATTGCCGAAAGTAGAAAAGACTGTATTGCCGTGATCTCACCTGAACGAGCGGATGTTGTACATAACAACGCATATTCTGGAAAAGAGCGTGATGATATTATCAAGTATCGTAATGACCTACCAAGTTCATCTTATGCGGTAATGGATTCTGGTTGGAAATATCAATATGACAAGTATAATGATCTTTATAGATATGTCCCATTAAATGGCGATACTGCCGGATTAATGGTTCAAACGGATAATACACGAGATCCATGGTGGTCTCCTGCAGGGTTTAACCGTGGAAATGTAAAAAATTCTATTAAGTTAGCATATAATCCAGATAAAGCAGATCGTGATCAATTATACAAAAAAGGCATCAACCCAGTAGTTACATTTCCAGGACAAGGTACTGTATTGTTTGGTGATAAGACTATGTTGGCTAAACCAAGTGCCTTTGATAGAATTAATGTTCGTAGATTGTTTATTGTGCTAGAAAAAGCTATTTCAACGGCATCAAAATTCACGCTATTTGAATTTAATGATGATTTTACTCGTTCACAGTTCCGTAATATGGTTGAACCATTCTTACGTGATGTTCAAGGAAGACGTGGTATAACTGACTTCCGTGTAGTTTGTGACAACACCAATAATACAGGTGAAGTTATTGACCGCAATGAATTCATTGGCGACATTTACATTAAACCTGCTCGTTCAATTAACTTTATTCAATTGAACTTTATTGCGGTGCGAACTGGTGTTGAGTTCTCTGAAGTTGTCGGCAAATTTGGTTAATAAATACCAATAAAATAAAGGAGAACCATAATGGCTTTTAACATTAACGAATTTGCTGGAGCATTAAAGCAAGGTGGGGCAAGGAATTCTTTATTCCAAGTCCAAATCACCAATCCAATTAATGGCTCAGCAGATCCACTAGTCCCATTCATGTGTAAGGCGGCAACTATACCGTCATCTACATTAGGCGTAATTGATATGCCGTATTTCGGTCGCCAAGTTAAACTTGCCGGAAACCGTACATATGAACCATGGACGCCAACCATCATTAATGATGAAGATTTCGCTATCCGTAATTCTATGGAACAGTGGTCGAATGCAATTAATTCGGCTCAAGGCAATTTAAATAATGCTGGCGGAACGGCTCCAAATCTATATAAGAGTAATGCTCAAGTTACTCAATTTGGGAAAACTGGAGAAATTTTGAGAGTATATAACATGGTTGGTATTTTCCCGACCTCAGTGTCTACTATTGATCTTGCATGGGAAACCGATGGTATTGAAGAATTTACTGTCGAATTTCAACTAGATTATTGGGAAGTGATTGGCGGGAACACTGGTAATGCTGGTGGCATTTAAGTGAAAATGTGATTCGATGGGGAACTATAAATAAGGTAGTTCCCCATCACTTTAATATAGGAAAAAATATCATGGAAATGTTCGGATTTCAAATAGGGCGAAAGAAACTTGATGAATTGCCTGATTCGGTAGGAAGTTTTGCACCTCCCGAAAATACTGATGCGGCAACTGATGTTGTAGATGGCGGATTTTACGGCACATCAATCGATCAAGACGGATCCATAAAGGACGAGCAATTACTTATATCTAGATACCGCAGCATATCAAGGCAACCTGAATGCGAACGTGCAGTTGACGATATAATAAATGAGTCTATAGTCGCCGATAAATTCAGCGCACCTATTTCTATAGTAGTTGACAATGTAGAGATGCCGGAAAAGATTCGCGGATTAATACGTTTAGAGTTTGAATATATCTTAGATTTATTGAGATTTGATACTAAGGGATATGATATATTTCGGAATTGGTATGTCGATGGACGATTATTCTATCATATAATGATTGATAGTGATAACCCACGTGCCGGAATAAAAGAATTACGATATATTGATCCTAGGAAGATTAAAAAGGTTCGGGTTGAAAAGAAATCGAACCAATCTCCTAAAAGTCAAAGTAGTGGTTCTATGTTTATTCCTAAAGAATATCAAGAATACTACATATATGCCGAAAATGGCGTAGCTGTAGGAAATCAGGGGTTAAAAGTTTCCCCCGACTCTATATGTCATGTGCATTCTGGAATGAATGATGAAAATAATACTGCAGTATTGTCTTATTTACATAAAGCAATTAAACCTCTAAATCAATTACGAATGCTTGAAGATGCTACAGTAATTTATAGGTTAGCTAGAGCACCAGAACGTCGAATTTTTTATATTGATGTTGGAAATTTACCTAAAGCAAAAGCCGAGCAATATCTTCGTGATATGATGGCAAAGCACAAGAATAAATTAGTTTACGATGCATCTACTGGCGATGTTCGTGATGATCGTAAATATATGACTATGTTGGAAGATTTTTGGCTGCCACGTCGAGAGGGGGGCAGATCAACTGAAATAACAACGTTGCCTGGAGGTCAAAATCTAGGTGAACTTGATGATGTTGAATATTTCCGAAAGAAACTTTATGAAGCATTGAATGTTCCTATAGGTAGATTAGAATCGGACAACGCATTTAATGTCGGTCGTGCTTCAGAAATTACACGTGACGAAATTAAATTTGCTAGATTTATTACTCGTTTGCGTAATAAGTTTTCTGAATTATTTAATGTGTTACTTGAACGCCAATTATTGCTTAAAGGGGTTGTAACTAAATCTGAATGGAAATCTATTAGATCTAAAATTTATTTTGATTTTTTGGAAGATAATCATTTCGCCGAATTAAAGCAAGCTGAAATTCTACAAAATAGATTAGGTATTCTTCAGGATATCGAACAATTTTCTAGTGATTATTATTCTAAAGAATGGATCAGGAAAAATGTGTTAATGCTGTCTGAAGAGGAAATATCAGAAATTGCTGATCAAATTGAAATAGAAAAGGATTCTGGCGATGACGAATTTGGCGATGAAGAAGACTAATTAAATAAAAGGGAACAATTATGGCATCAGTATTTAGAACATATTTAGAAAAATTGGGCAACTCAATTGCTTCAGATTTTGTAGGAAATAAAGGCGATTTGTTTTTTGATCCAGATCAAGCTAATCCAGTATTAAAAATGTCAAACGGCTCAACGGCAGGTGGAATTTCTGTAAATGGTGAGATGGGCGGCACAATGACTAGTCATATCATTCCAGATACTAATGATACATACGATATTGGTTCTGCCGAATTTAAAATACGAGATGCGTATATATCAGATACCACAATTTATATGGGCGATGAAGCGACCATTAAATCAGAAGGAACAGCAATAGTTGTACAGGATTTGAAAACTGGAGATCTTCATTTAGATAATACGCACCGTGATGGAAATAGTGTCGATGGAACTTCCGGTTCTTGGACATTTGAAGAAGGTGAAAATGAATTGTTTTTATTAAACAACATTAGCGGTAAAACGTATAAGATCAATTTGACAGAAATTTAAATGGATATTAGGGGTTAATATGGAAACAAAAGACGCAGTACAAATGGCATATGACGGTAATGTTTCTGGGTTTAAGGAAGCTATCAATTCAATTCTTTTGAATAAGATATCAAATTCTATAAATTCAGTGAAAAAAACAGAAATTGCTAACAAATTTATGTCAAATTCAGATTCAGAACAAGACGGTATATAACAATGAAACTCATTACAGAAATCAATGAAGATGTTAATGTTTTGACTGAGGCACGGGATGATGGAAAGAAAAACTATTTCATCGAAGGCATTTTTATGCAGGGCAACATTAAAAACCGTAATGGTCGTGTTTACCCAACTGAGGTTCTAGATAAAGAAGTTCAACGGTATAGTGAAAATTATATTGAAAAGAATCGTGCATATGGCGAATTAGGTCATCCGCAAGGTCCCACTATCAATTTAGAACGTGTTTCTCACATGATTACAAAATTGGAGCGTGATGGCGATAATTATATTGGTCGGGCAAAAATCATGACTGAAACGCCATATGGGAAAATAGTAAAATCGTTAATGGATGAAGGAGCATCTTTAGGGGTGTCTTCAAGAGGAATGGGATCGTTAAAACAAAATTCTAAAGGTGTAACGGAAGTTCAGGGAGACTTTTATCTCGCAACTGCAGGGGATATTGTCGCCGATCCTTCTGCGCCCAATGCATTCGTTGAGGGCATCATGGAGGGGGCAGAATGGGTATTCAACCCAACATTGAATGAGTGGCAAGTTGTTGAAGCGGATAAAATGAAAACTTCTATGCAACGAATGAGTAGCGCAGAAATTGAGAATAAAAAGTTTGATTTATTTGAAATTTTCTTAAAATCTTTGACGCTAAAGTAAAAGTTACGATTATATAAATAACTTAAAATTAAAATAACTTCATATAGAAAGGAGAAATCCAAAATGTCTGATAAAGAACTAAAGGATATCGAAGAAGAAATCGTTTCTTCCGTCGAAGAACCTGAACTTCCGTTAACGGAAAGCGAAAGTCCAAAATTGAATAAAGTTTCGGCTATTCAAAACATTTCCGAAGCTGTTTCGGAAATAAGTCAAGAACAACTTGAATTAGTTATGCCTAAAATTATGGAAGCATTAACTGAACAAGAAGAAATTAAAGAAGTGGCTGAAACTATTTCACCTAAAGAACTTCCTAAAGTTTCAGCTGAAGATGTTGATGTGACGGAAGACGTTGCAGCTATGTTTAAAGGCGAAAGTCTTACAGAAGAATTCACATCTAAAGCAACTACGATTTTTGAAGCTGCAGTAGTTTCTAAAGTCAATGAGATGCTAGAATCAGTTACAGTAGATTTAGAAGCAGAAGTTGAAGCTGGAAAAGAATCTATGATGGCAGAAATGTCAGATAAATTAGATAATTATCTAGAATATGTAACTGAAGAGTGGATGAAAGAAAATGAACTAGCTGTTGAACAGGGAATTGCTTCAGAAATTCAAGAAAATTTCATGAAAGGTTTACGTGACCTTTTCGCTGAAAATTATATTGAAGTCCCTGAAGATAAAGTTGATATCGTTAACGAACTCGTTGATAAAGTTGAAGAACTCACATCTGATGTTAATGAAGAGTTAGAAAAGAATATCGATCTTAAGAAAGAGCTTGACGAAGCGAAAGTTGCAATTATTATTAGCACTGTTTCCGAGGGTCTAACTGAATCTCAAGCAATTAAGTTGGCTTCATTATCAGAAGGCATAGATTTCACTAATGAGGAATCTTTCACTAAAAAACTTGAGACCATCAAAGAAAATTATTTTGTAGAAGAAAAACCTCTTGCAGAAGACACTGACTTTGATAACGAACCTCTTGAGATCAAAGAGGATGATGCACCGCAGATTGATCCTGGAATGGCAACTTATATCAGTGCTATCTCTAATAGTATCAAAAAGTAAATTTTATAAATAAAAAACATTAGGAAAATAAAACCGTAAAGGAGACCTAAAAAATGTCAAATACTGATAGTCTTGTTAATAAGTGGCAACCTGTGCTTGAGCATCCCGATCTAGAAAAGATTACTGATGCACACAAGCGTTCAACTGTCGCTCAATTATTAGAAAACCAAGAACTCGATGCCCGCTCAAATGGTGCAGGTTCAGGTGGTTATAATGCCCCAACTTTATTAGGTGAAGCTGCACCTACCAATGCAACAGGTGCTGGGGTCGATACTTTTGATCCAGTTCTTATTTCATTAGTTCGTCGCTCTATGCCTAACTTGATCGCTTACGATATTTGTGGCGTTCAACCTATGACTGGTCCTACTGGTCTTATC